TGAGAGGATGTTTTGATATCAATTAAATATTTTAATGAATCCCATGTTTTAATAGACTGTGAATACGATGAAGCTCAAGAAATAGCTGACCTTTTCTCGTTCTATTCTCCAAATTATAATTGGTCACCGAAATATCAATCCGGAATATGGGATGGTAAAATTCGACTTTTTTCTGCAGATAATTGCTTGCTCCCTGCTGGATTGCTCAAAAAATTCTTAGGCTACATAAAATTAAATGAATGGGAATATAAAATTGAAGATTGCTTGCTCGAGACCGGGCATGAGATATCGGTTGCAGAAATACTCGAATTTTGTAAAGAGATAAAATGTGATCTTATCCCTCGTGATTATCAGATAGATGCAATTAGATATTTTATATACCATCGCAAAATGATCGGTGTGTCAGCGACCGCATCAGGAAAATCCTATATTTATTATATATTTTTGAATTTGCTGATGTATATGTATCCTGATTTTAAGGCGCTTTTGATAGTACCGACAATCAATCTGGTCGAGCAAATGGCCGGGGACTTCCAAGAGTATGCAAAAAATTATTGCAATTTTCAAAAGTATGTCCATAGAATCCATTCTGGCCGGGAGAAATATACGGACAAGACTATCACTGTTTCGACGTGGCAAAGCCTAAAAAATATGCCTCCCGAATATTTTGAGCCCTTCAATGCAGTTATTGTGGATGAGGTTCACGAGGCGACAGCAAACGTTTTACCGAGAATAGCAAATCACTGCATCAAAGCGGGATACCGGATTGGGATGACCGGGCATTTAAAAGATTGCAAAATAACCAAAATGCAACTCACTGCTCTCCTGGGAAGCGTCAAAACATTTTCAAAATCATCGGAACTGATAGAGAAAGGTATCCTGGCCGATATAGAAATCAAGGGCATCGTTTTAAAATACGGTGAGGAGATTACCAAACAATTCAAAGGTCAGAAAAAAGTAGAGTGGCAAGCTGAAACAGAGATAATCCGGCAGATACCGGCGCGGAAGAAGTTTATTTGCCAGTTAGCGGCGTCCTGTAAAGGCAACACGATGGTGCTTTTTAAAATACGGGATTATGGCCGGGATTTACATAAACTGATAAAAAATAATTTTCCAGATAAGCATGTCTATTATATTGATGGGACCGTCAAGGTCGACTATCGGGAGAAAGTCCGTAAGGTTACCGAAAAGCATGAGGGTATAATTATTGTGGCCTCATATGGGACATTTTCGACCGGGATAAATATTAAAAATTTACATAATCTAATTTTTGCTGAAAGTGTGTTATCATCCGTTAAAGTTATTCAGAGCATTGGGCGACTTTTAAGAAAATATTTTAACAAAAACGCTAAATTATATGATATCACAGATGATCTGAGCTGGAAATCTAAAAGAAATTATTGTTTAAAACATTTCTTACAGAGGATGCGGTATTACGATCATGAAGAATTCACTTACGATATCACCAACAAAAAAATATAGAGAAGAGCATTGTTATTTTAAAAAATTGAACAATAACGGGAAATGTATTGCCTCTTGCCACTGGAATATCCCATATTCCACTAAGGATTGTATCGGGCGAGAAGGCATAACAATGGATATTGAGGCCGGGCGTGAAGAATGTTCCCATCTTTTTAAACTGGGTAAACTGTAAATAGTGGAAGGAGAGAGACAAATCTATAATCAGAAAACTCTGCACCAGGGTAGCTATAAACCCAGGTTTCCAGAAAAATATAAAGGCAATCCACGAAGCATCGTCTTTAGGTCAGGACTGGAACTAAAATTCTTCAGATTTTTTGATCATAACAAGGCTGTTTTAGAGTGGAATTCCGAGGAAGTGATTGTCCCATATGTATCCGATCTTGATGGTAAATTACATCGTTATTTCGTGGACATATGGTGTAAAATGAATGGCAAAAATGGCGTTCAGGAATATATCATTGAAATAAAACCATTTGCCTTTACCCAGGAGCCACCACAGCAAAATAGAAAGACCCAGGCATATCAGCGAAAAGTAATGGAATATATCAAAAATATTAATAAATGGAAGGCCGCAGATGAGTATGCAAAAAATCAAGGCCTGAAATTCATAATCTTAACGGAACGGGATCTCCGATAATGTTACCCAAACCAGGTGGACCTGATCCGATTCCCTATAAACCAACACCAGGCGGACCATAATGAAAAAATTAGAAGAAGTCTTCGAATCGACACTGGATATCATCTCTGAAGCCAAATTAATGGTTCTTGATACCTTTTCAGGAACTGATTCTGAAAAAATTGAACCTGTTTTGAAAAAGGATAAAATAAAATACAAAAAGGTCGGCTCAATTTTCTCAATAGAACTGGACCCGAAATCAGCCAAGGCAGCAGTGCTTCGCAGTCATTTGAATAAAATCGCCAAGTTCGATGAGTTGAATGAATCCTCAGATTGGCAAAAAGGGACGTGGGTAGTTCAGCGGCGCTCGGATGAAAATGAGTATGCCGTTCTGGTCGACAAAACCAAAAAAGGCTGGATGGGAATAACCATTGACGATGATAGAATGATAGCTGGTAAACGTTCTCTTTCAAATGCCTATCCAGCTTTCGAAACAACAACACAGGGCGATGTTCCGCCGAAGCTGCTGGCAAAAGTACAGAAAAAATTGAAACAGCTTAAAATTGATATCAGTTTGAGCGAATCAGCAGGTGGTGTTGTTACCGAGGCTGATTTGGTGCCGGGCTTTACCTTTTTCGTTCTGAGTAAAAACAAGAAATCATTAAGTAGTTATAAAATAACCGGCGAAAAGGAAATGAATGTCGGTACCGTTCTCGAAGTCAACCATAAAGTGATTACCGGTGATAAATTCAAACAGAAATTTATATCAAAAGATTTTGTGCTTGGCAAAAAAGGATCCTTGCAGGTTTTTAAAGACCGTAAACAGGCAACATCAGCATTTAAATCTGGTCTCAATGAATCTGACAGTTATATTCAAAACATTTTGAAAAAGGCAAAAAAGAACGGCGGTCTTTCAACCAGCCCGAAAGCTTATGGTAAACGTGAAACTAAGTTGAAGAGTTGGACAGACGAAGATTGGAGCGTTGCCATCAATAAAGCTTATGAGGCCGGAATGAATGCCGAAGATGCCAAAGCAAAACCTGCTTCTAAAAATCCAATGGATGTCGCATTTGCCGATGGTCAGGTGGATGGAGCAAACGAAGCGTGATAAAAACATTCACTCAAATATTAAAAGAGGGCGGCAACTTTGGGAAGGAAATTGCCAAAAGCGTTTATGAGTCTGTTTTTAGTTATGGGCTCGGATGCAAAGACCCTAATGGATCATTCCAATGTCATATGTCAGTCCAGTGGATAAAGCAAAATTTGACCGGTGAATTCTGGTGGCATAAAGACCTCAAATTTATTGAATGGAATGAACGAAAATGGAAAAAGACTGCCGAAAAGCTTATTGCATCAAAGGCCATCAAAAAATTTAGTCAGAAACCAATTAAAAATTTGATCGAGGATATATCAGATTTCTCAGTAAACGGACACTCCTTATTGAAATTTCAGGGATATTATATCGATCCATATTTAAAATCGTTAAGGGTTTCTGAGGCAGCAATTCAAAAATTTGGTAAATTTTGGGAATCTATCAGATGATAAAATCCTTCACAAGAGTATTAAATGAAATGGTTTATGGTGGCAATATTGGATTCCAGGAGATGGCTGAATTCTACCAAAAGGCATCTCCATCGGAAATAAAACAGATGGAAAAAATCATTCGAGCCGAAGACTGGCCGGGCTTCAAAAAGTTAATCAAACGAGTCTTAAAGTTAGATCTTAAATAATGCCTGATTATCCAGTACACGCAGCAGGATGGCCTCGAGGCCAAAACCTATTCGAAGGAAAAGCAGCAAAGGCTGATGGACGTCTTCCACAAGAGCTTTATTCTCGTGGTAAACGGAAGTTCCCAAAAGACATCCAGGTGCTTTATGATAAACTGTACAAGGGCGAGAAAATACCCAAAATAAAGCCGAGTAAAATCAAAAGAGCTTATTTTGGATATCCTATGATGTTTAAATACTCTCCTAAATGGGCGAGTACCTTACCTTATTATGATGTGCTACCGATGCCGATTATGCTGGCAAAATATCCTGACGGTTTTTTGGGATTAAATATACATTATCTGCCCTGGGCGAAGCGGCTACAATTAGCTGACAGATTGGTACGAGCAACCAAAAATCGAAAACGTATCACATATCCACAAATAAAACGGGCATGGAATAGCCTGAGATTACCAGCCGGATACTCCTATTTAATCATCCGGCGATATCTGACATCCCATATACAATCGGACATTGCTGTGTTTAATTGGGATAATTATCGTCAGGCAGCAGTAAATATTCCTGGTAAGTGGCGTAAAAAGTCTGAAGCTGCAGTTTTTAAAGCTATGATGTTAAAATGGTCAGATCACGTTAAGAAATCGAAATCGAAAAATCCGAAAGCAAAGGTTAAACAGACCAAATCAAGAACACGTAAATCCGTGCAAAGAGGGAATTAAATAATGGGTAAAATAACGGAAACCATACTCGGTACATTAACAAAACTGGCTCCGAAAAATGACGATAAATTCAAAGAGGAAGTGTTACCGGATGATGTCGTTGAATTGCGGAATACTGACGAGCCCGAAGCTGATGCCTTTAGTATAGGGCAACTTTCCTGGGGTATTGATTTTGAAATACGGGCGAAAACCACTTATGACTTGATTACAATGTATCGGCAATCGACCGTTAATTTTGAAATTGATGATGCTATCGATGAAATCGTTAATGAGGCCATTGTAAAAGATGGTGACAATATCGTCGATATCAATCTCGATAATGTTGAATTGTCTGATTCTATCAAGAAAAAAATCAAAGACGCTTATGATGAAATAATAGTCTTGTTAAATTTCAACAATATAGGTGATCAAATATTTCGAAAATGGTACACTGACGGGCGAATATATTTTCAGATCATCACTGAAAAATCCGAGAAAAAAGGAATCAAAAGATTACAACCGCTCTCGCCTTTTGATATCATCCGGTTAAAGATAGACCAAAAGGCTAAGAAGTTCGCTGCTGTGCATCAGCAAGAATTAGAGGGTGATTATTGCTATATCTGGAAAGAGAACGAACAGCGGCGGCTGGA